GTAAAGTTCTTTGGATTGTCATTGATGATTTTGAACCAATGACTACTGATTCTTTATTGGATAATTTTCGTGAGAATTGGAGTATTGTTAAAAAATATCCAAAACCTGTTTGGAGAAATGGAGATAATACACAAAGTAGAAATTTAAGAGTTGCAATAAATACACTTGAATTTGTCCCGAAAGAATGGATTGAAGCTATTTTCATAATTGAAGATGATGATTACTACAAACCTGATTATTTAGAAAAAATGCTTTTTAATTTAAAAGGGTTTGAAGCTGTTGGACAAACAAAAACTATATATTATAACCTTTTTTACCATACAGTAACAAGAAACAAAAATGATAGGCATTCAAGTTTATTTCAGATAGCATTTACACCAACAGTTTTACCAATTTTTGAGGAATGTTTAAATCACAAATTTATTGACATATCTTTTTGTAAGAAATTGCATAATATGAATTTGTTTGATGGTATTCCTTTATCAATAGGAATGAAAGGTTTACCGGGTAGAGCAGGAATTGGGGTTGGTCATAAAATGCGTGGGGTGTCGTCTGATACTAACAATGAGATATTGAAAAAATTAATAGGTGACGATTACAAATTCTATTTATGATGAATAAGGTTAAATATGATCCTATTTTTATAACTGGTGCAGAAAGATCAGGTTCTACACTTATTGCAAGAATACTTGATTTATGTGAAGTAACTTCTGGCAGGTGTAATGGAATGTTTGAACATAAGGTTATTTCTGAATTTGATTATGATTTTTTAAAGAATTTTAATTTTAGTTTCCCTGATACAAAAGAAATAAGTATTCCGGTGCGTTGGAGGAATGCGGTTGAAGGTGTTTTAACAGTTGAACAAGGTTTGGATAAAAAGTGGATGATAAAGAGTTCTACATTAGCAAGAATGTGGCCTATTTGGAATTATGCTTACCCAGATGCGAAATGGTTAATTGTTCGTAGAAGGACTGGTGATATAATTAAATCCTGTGTAAAAACAGGTTATATGAAAACATTTAAAGATAAGGCAAATTTACACGCATTGGGATTTGAAAATGAGGAAGATGGGTGGCTTTGGTGGGTTCATAAATACGAGGAAAAATTTATTGAAATGCTGCAAGCTGGTTTAAATTGTAGAATTATATGGCCTGAACGTATGGTTGTAGGTGATTATCAGCAAATATATGAAACTTTGGAGTGGTTGGGATTAAAGTGGAATAGTGATATTGTTAAAGTTATTGATCCTTTATTAAATAAGAGCAGGGAGGGCTTATTACATGAGAACAAATGTTGATGCTGTTACTGAAATACTTGATAATACGGAATTAAGTGAGGATATTATAGAAAGTTTTATTAATAGTGCTAATGTATTTGTAACAAATGCACTTGGGACAAAAGGATTGACTGTTGCCGTTCTAACTGAAATTGAACGGTGGTTAGCTGCTCACATGATTGTGGCTACTCGTGAAAGACAATCAGTTAAGGAAGAAGCCGGAACTGCCAAAATTCAATGGGCTGGGGTTTGGGGTTCTGGTTTATTAAGCACAACATACGGTCAGACTGCTGTTGCTTTGGATACCAGTAATACTCTTACTGCTATTGCAAAAATAAAGGGAAATGCTTCGGTGAAAGCTATACCTAATTTTGAATAAAATGACAACTTATAAAGGTATAGAGAAAGTTGCTAAACGGTTTTGTGTAGAAACAGCCGTTTATTGGGGAACTCCACAAAATGATGGATATGGTGGATTTACTTATGCTGATCCTGTTGAAATATTGTGTAGGTGGGAAGAAAAAACAGAAGTTGATATTGGTTGGTTTTCAACAGGATTTCCCGGTAATCTATTTTTATCAAAAGCATCTGTAATGGTTTTACAGGATTTGGATTTGCAAGGAATGTTATATCATGGGACTTTAGCAAGTTTGAGTGCTTATGATACTTCAAAGCCTATTGAAATTCCTGGGGCTTATACTATTCATCGGTTTGACAAAATACCAATGGCAAGAAAGACTGATGAATTTGTTAGAACTGCTTGGTTATATGATCAAGGAAAATAATTAAGTTATGGCTGGTAATTTTGGAAAACTTGTTCCGGGGGCAATAAACCCAAAATCAGGCAGGGGATACGGTTCACTTGCAAAAGGAGTGGGTTCATCAGGATTGTATTGTAGGTTGGTTGAATACAAAAATGTTGAAAGATCGTGGTATGTACAGGTTGAAAAAATTCGTAACAAAACAAGGGAAGGTTTAAAACAGGCATTGGATTATTTTCATGAACAAATTGTGGATGGGGCTTACCCACAAGAACCTTATAAAACAGGAAGATTACATCGTGCTTGGGAAGTTAATGAAACAACATTTAGTAGTAAGGAAAACCCATCGTTTATTTTTGGGTATAATCCTGATGAAACTACTGGAGCCCCGTATGTATGGTATGTTCATGAAATGACTTCACCCCCGTACGGTGATGTTGAATGGACAAAACCAAATTCAGGACCACAATGGATGACTGCTCATTTAAAAATGGATAAACCGCAAATGTTGGCTATTGTAAGAAATAACGTTAAATTAAGTAAGGTATGAATGCAACTGCTGTTGATGTTAAGCAAATGTTAGAGTATTACTATAATGAATCAAGTTCATTATATACCCCTGACCTATACCCAATATATATTGGAAGGGAACCGGCAGAACCAACAAATACTATTTCTATATTTGAAACAATAGGAACACATCAATTTACATTAAATAGGTGTGAAGTATATGAATACCCATCTATACAAATTCGTGTACGTTCTACTGCGTACCTTGAAGGGTGGCAGACAATCTCTAATATAAAGGAAATTCTTCATGGCCGGGCAAGAGAGACATGGAATGGTACTTTATATACTTTGATTCGTTGTTCAGGTGGTCCAGCTTTGTTGGACTATGACAAAAATCAAAGAGTACGTTTTATTATTAATTTTAATTTACAACGAAGATGAAATTAAAGGAGGTAAATTATGGCAACAGGTTGTGAAGGTGTTGGAAGTAATGCTGTGGCTGGTGTAGGTACTATTTTTAATCGGTGGAATTCTGACACAAGTAAATGGGATGCGTTGGCCGAAATAAATAGTATTTCCGGGCCAAGTATGTCCCGTGATACGATTGACGTTACATCACTATCATCTACTGGTGGTTATCGTGAGTTTATTACGGGATTTCGTGATGCTGGTACTATTAATCTTTCGATGAATTTTACCAGAGAAACGTATGATTTAATGAAAGCGGATTTTGAGAGTGATGATGCACAAAGTTATGAAATTATTTTACCGGATGCTGATACTACTTCATTCGAGTTTTGTGGTTTAGTAACTGAACTTCCACTTGAAATTCCTACTGATGATAAAATTACTGCAAATGTTACGATTAAAATAACTGGAAAAGTTATCGTAAATAGTGGTAGTGGTTCATCTGCTGAATAAGAAATTAAGCTAATCAAGCATTTATTTAATAATTTTAAAAATTAATCAAAATGAAAGCAAATTTTTTAACAAGAGAACTTTTATTGCAGAAGGACGACCTTAAAATTGAAAAGGTTGAATTAACTCGTGGTTTTGTATATGTGCGGGAAATGACCGGTCACGAAAAGGATATTTGGGAACAATCAATGCTCAAACAGAAAGCAAGTGGCAATCCAAATAAACCCGTTGAATACGAAACAGTTCTGGAAGATTTTCGTGCTAAATTGGTTGTGGTGACTGTTTGTGATGAGACTGGTAATTTAATTCTTGAAGCAAAAGATGTAAAGGTATTGAATAAAATGATGAGTGCTTCAAATATGGAAAAAATTGTTGAAGTGGCTCAGAGGTTAAATGCTATTACACAGAAAGATCGTGATGAAATAGTAAAAAACTTAGAGGCAGACCCGGCCGCCAGTTCCAATTCCGGCTCTGTCGAGAATTAAAAATCATTCATCCTGATAGATTATTGGAACAATTAACCGCTTACCAATTAGCTGAATGGGAAGAGTTTGATAAGATAGAACCGATTGGTGTGTGGAAACATGATTACGAATTTGCTTATTTATTATCAACAATAACTAATTTATTTATAAGTGCTTATGGTAAGAAAGGATCAAAATTAACAAAACCGGAAGATTATTTGGTTAAATGGGATTCAGGGGCCAAAGAAGAACCAGTAAGACAGAGCGTTGAGGATATGAAAAGTATTCTTATGGGAATAGCAAAAGTTCAGAATAAAAATACAAAAAATCGTGTGAAATGAGTGCAATGTCTATGATGTTTTATATTGGAGCCAATACAGTTGGTTTGAATAAGGCAGCGAGCGATATATACAAATTTAGGAGGGGTGTGATGGCTTCAAATACAGCCATTAACAGTTCTTTAACGAGTACAAATAATAATCTAAAAACTGTAAACAATGCAGTAATAAATCTTGGCAGAACTCTGACAATGTTTGTTTCTGCTCCTTTGGGAATTGTTGCTGCTGCTTCAACAAAAACATTTGCAAATCTTGAATATGGTCTTGCTAAAATTACTGGTTTGGTTGGAATAGCTTCTGAGCAAACAAAAGAATGGGGTGATGAAGTATTGAGGATGGGGCCTAAGATTGGAAAAGCACCACAAGAATTGGCTGACGCCTTATATTTCATCACATCTTCTGGTTTTAAGACCTCTGAATCAATGAAAATATTGAGTGTTTCGGCTAAGGCTGCTGCATCTGGTTTGGGGGAAACAAAGAATGTAGCGGATATTGTTACATCTGCTATGAATGCTTATGAAAGGGGGACATTATCTGCTACAAAAGCTGTTGATGTTCTAACAATGGCTGTAAGGGAAGGTAAAGGTGAACCGGAAGAACTTGTAAAAGCATTTGCAACTTCTATTCCTATTGCAGCCAAATTGGGTGTTGAATTTGATGAGGTTGGTGGTGCTATTGCCTCTATGACAAGATTAGGAATTGGGGCATCTACCGCTTCAACATATTTAAGACAATCATTATTTACTTTATTAAAACCTTCATCAAAGACAGTAAAAGGGTTACAGGCTATTGGTTTAAGTGCAAATGAAGTACGAGATTCACTTAGAAATAATGGTCTTATTGATACTTTTACAATGTTATCGGAAAAGACCAAGAATTTAAACCAAGAAGCGTTATCAAACATATTTCCAAATATTCGGGCTTTTATGGCTTTGGTTTCACTTGTAAATGAAAATTTGGGTGAAACTAAAAATGTATTTGATGCTGTTACAAATTCTACTGGTGTTACTGATGCTGCTTTTGCTGCCGTTTCGGAAACATTAAAATTTAAGTGGAATAAAGCAATGTCACAAGGACAGGTTTTATTAATTAAAATTGGTGAATCTGTTGGTAGAAGTTTGTTACCCTTGCTTGAAAAATTAACTGAGATATTTAAAGATTTAGGAAATTATTGGGACGGTTTAGGCTCTGGTTTACAAAATACAATTATCAAATTTGCAGGATTAGCAATAGTAATGGGCCCCACAATATTGCTATGGAAAGGGATGAAGTCTGTTTTATCAGGGATTAATATTGTATTTGACGTAATTAGTGGAAAGTTATTTAAACTTACTTCTGCAATAAAGACATTTACTATATATTCAAATAATGCTGCTCAGGCTGCTCAAAAAGTGTCACAGAATGTAGGGTCTGTGATTGCCGGGGGAACTGTTGGGGCTGGGGCTACCGGAGGAGCAAAACGAACTTATGTAACAAAGGAACAGGATGCAGCGAGTTTTTCAATGGCTGCTCGTGCTGCTGCTTATAAGAAACAGACTGATATTGAAATACAAAAAGCTCAAGAAGCTGCTAAAACTGCTAAAGCCACCGCAAAACAACAGATTGCAGCCGGGGAAGCTGTGAAAAAAGCACGGGAAAGTACAGTAATGGGAACTAAGGTAGCTGCTTTTGAAACAAAGAAGTTAACTGATTTAACTTTGGCTGCTACTATTGCTCAACAAAATGCTTCAAATGCTGATGTAAGGGCTACATCAGAAACTTTAAGATTAGCAAAATATAAAGCATATTTATCAAAAGCACAGGAATTAACCATTGCACAGGAAGAAAAAGCTATTGCAACCCGTGGATTATCTAATAATTTATATTCAAGGGCTGCAAAATTAAAGGCAGAATTAGCACAGGAAGAATTGGCTTATGCTGCTGCAAAAAGTAAGAGTAATTTATCTGATGCTTTAGGGTTGCGTTCTACTACAAGTTTGACCGGGGCTTATACTGTTCAGGGAAAAGTGATGGGGCCACAGGCAAAAATGTATGAACTTAGAAAAAAATTAAAACAAGCTAATGCTGCTGCTACATCTATTGAAATAGCAGCAATAGAAGCTGAAAAGAAAGCACAGGAAGGAAGAATATTTGTTTCACAATTAGAAAATAAAGTAAAGACACAGAGAAATGTAGTAACTGAATTGGCTACAAAAGCAAGCAAAAAACATCAAATTGCTCTATTGCTTGAAGCGGAAGCGGCAAAAAGAAAAACAGCGATTGAGATGGCTGAGGCAAAAGCTATTGAAACAAAGAACGCAGCTTATATCAGGGCTGCTGCTGCAAATAAGATTTACATGGCTTCAACTGGAAATACTTATAAATCAATTCGTGCTGCTCATCTTGCTGATTTGGGTTTACGGGCAAAACAGGCAAAACAAGTACGTGATAATGCTAAAGCTGCTGAGGAGGCTGCTAAAGCTGCTGCAAATACAGCAAACAATGTGAATAAAGCAAGATTCAGTTGGGCTGCATTGTTCACAAGTCTTGGAAAAATTCCGTGGATGGTCGTAGTTGCTGGTCTTGGTGCAATAGGATATGGAATATATCGCTTAATTAAGAAAAGTAAGGAATTAACAGGAACATTAAAAATACAAAAAGAAGTAAGTGAATCTGTTGCTGATTCATACGCTGATGAAAAGTCAAAAGTTGAATCATTATTGTTGGTGGCTGGAAATGAATTGGCTTCAAGAAAAATGCGTTTGGATGCAATAGCAAAACTTAATGAAATTTCACCAGAGTATTTATGAAATATTAATTTAGA